GTGTCCGGCCCCCCGGCGGGGCAATTTTCTGACCCGCCCCCCCCTGGGGTCAGCGGCGGGCTGCGCGGGCAGCTGCGGTCTTCAGCCCGTGGCAGCGCCAGCACAGCGCCTGCCCGTTCGCCGGGTCGAGGGTGGCGCCGCCATCCCTGCGCTCGACGACGTGGTCGGCGATCAGCCGGTGGCCGGTGCGCTCGCCCTCGTGCGTCGTTCCCTGACACGCGCCACCAGCGCGGCGGATCACCAACGCCCGCCAGTCGCGGTGCGCCTGCGTCTGCAGTTCGAGGTCGGCGGTCTTCGGTGGAGGCTTGACCCGGCGGGTGTCGATGGTGGCGATGCGCGACGTGATCGTCGGGATGCGCATCGGCCGGGCTCCAATGAAAACGCCCGGGGCTTTGGGCTCCGGGCGCACACAATCGCGTAGGCTAGGAATTTCTGCTTGAACTCTCCTCGCCTTGTCAAGGCCGCTCTGCGACCAGCGTGCCGATCGACGCCGGCGTGCGGGTCCAGCCGCGCAGTTCGCACCACAGGTCGAGGCCTGCGGCGTAGTGCTGGAACGCCTGCCCGTCTCGCATCCGGTGCTCGCGCTCGATCTGGCCCAGCGTCTTCGGCTCGGTCAGGCATTCGATCACGACCACCAGCATGATCCGCCGGCGCGGTGCCTCGCCCGTCCAGTCGCGCCACACGTCGTCCATCGCAAAGGCGACGTCGGACCGTGCGCCACCGCCGAAGCTGCGGCCGTACTTCGACGCCGAGGCGCCCAGCCCGACTGTCCTCGACCGCCAGGCCAATTCCATCTCACGCTCGGCCTCGCGCTGCATCCCGGACAGGCGGTTGTGCCGCCACGCCTCGGACTGCCGGCAGCGGGTCAGGTTGCGCCTGGCCTTTCGGGTGGCCTCGGGATCGTCGACCGAGATCTCGACGGTCGGCGAGTGCCGCTCCTGCCACTCCAGCGCGTCGCGGGGCGTCTTCCGGGGCTTCGTCCGAACCTTGCGCTTCCTCGCCATCACCGACCTCCCCTTGGTCCGTAGATCCGCCGCGCCTCGCCCTCGATCAGTGCCCGGGACGCCCAGGGCATCGCCTGCAAGTCGGCCTCGGTGAAGCACACGGTCCCGCGCTGCTGCCACGCCGACCGGGCTAGGCCCTGCACCCGGTGCTCGTCGGGCGTGCTGGCCACATGCCGCTCGAGGGAGCCGCGGATGCGGTGCTCGCGGTAGCGATCGCGGTTGCTCACGCTGCGGCCCGCTTCGCTGCCGCCAGTTCGGCCAGACGGCGGTTCTGCGCGGTGTCGGCGGGCGCGAACGGCGCGTTCTCGGTTCGCCGATCGGGAGCGTCCGTCAGCATCCGCTCCTGTCGCCCGAGGTCGCCCTTCTCGGCTGCGATCTCCCGGTCCAGCCGCTCGACGTCGAGGGTGCGGCCGAGGCGTTCGTAGGTCGACCGGAGGTGCTCGAGGCGGCCCAGCCGCGTGGGGATTGGCCGCTCCTCGGGCTTCGGCGGGAGCGCCGGCTTCACGCCGTCGAGCATCTGCCGCACCCGCTCGAGCATGCGCCGGCGCTCGGCCAGCTTCGGCTCGGCGAGCTCGACGAACTCGGCCGGGCTGGGCCGGAATTTCTTCGTGCGCAGCAGTTCGGTGGTGATCGAGGTCCAGAGGTCCGCCGGGTAGCACCCGCAGGCGTCGAGGAAGCTCTCGGCGAGGTAGGCCGCGCTCTCCGGGGTCTGCGCCCTAGTCGGCAAGGCGAACAGCTTCCCGAGGCACCAGTCGACATGGGCCGCGGGCGCGTCGGTGAGTGCGCGCTCCAGCTCGGCCTTCGCCGCGCGGAGCTTCGCGCTGTCGGGCGGAACCGCTGGCGGTTCCCACGGGACGAGGTCAGTGCCCAGGCTGAACGGATCGGCGAGCACGCGCCGCACGGATTCCGTCATGCGCGGGGCTTCGCTCGGCTGAAACCTGCCTCGGGTGGCTGGCGCGTTCGACATGAGTTTTCACCACGAAGTTGAACCAGTAGGCGTCGAAGTTGTGGGAGTGCTTGTTCGTGTCGGCGCAGTGGGCGCGGAACTCGGCAGTGCGCTGGGTGATGCGCTCGGGCGTGAGGTCTGGCCGCGACTTCGTCAGGGCGCGTTGGGTGTCCTCGCCGGGCAGCCAGCCCTCGGGCAGGGGCGCCGCGCGACCCGGTGGGGGTTGCTTCAGGAACGTCGGCGGCTCGAGGTCGATCACCGGCTCGGCGTCCCAGTGGGGCGATGTCGGATTTCCGAGATCGGGCTCCGAACTGGGGTTCCCCATGTCGCTCGGCGATGGCGCGCGCGGCTCGTGTGCCACAGACGAGATCTCTACTACTGGTGAAGGTGACTGTGACGTCTTGGCTTCCCGTTGCCCTTCCCGTTGCAACGGGGAGCCCAACGAAACGTCAACGGGTGTTGAACGGGTGTTGCCCTGCCGTTGCCGCTTCCGTGCCTCGGCCGATGCCCTTCCGGCAGCCGCCCGCTGGTCGATGAACGCGCCCGCCTTGTCGAGCTCGGCGTCGATCCGGCCGTGGTGCCAGGCGCCGTCCTCGAGCCGGAAGAACGCCATCACGATCGGCTTCAGCTTGCGCCAATGGCCGACGCTGTCAGCGCAGGCGATCCGCCAGAGCTGGGCGTCGTCGTCGGGGAGCGGCTGGCCGGTCACCCAGTAGTGCTTGATCAGCAGCAGGTAGGCGCCGTGCTGGGCGGCGCCCAAGTGCCCGGTGTCCTTGGCGTAGTCGCCCCAGTACATCGGCATCCAGGTGTCGGGGCGTGCTGCGGCCATCTACGCGGCCTCCTTCTGAAGTAGCCGAACCTGCGCCGGCCCGTCGTGGTCGCGGGACCAGATGAACCAGGCGAACGCCTTCTTGCCGCCGCTCGCCTTCACGGCGCCGCTGAGCAGCAGCTCGCCGGGCGGCATGGAGATCCGCCAGCTGAAGACGTGGACGCGCGCCAGCGGGGTCCGGGTCAGCCACTGGCCGCGCCGGACGCCCTCGAGGAAGGTCAGCGGCAGCAGCATCGCGACCTTGTGCGTGGCGATCGTCAGCGCCTTGTCGACGAAGGCCTGGGCGAGGTTGAACGGCGGGTTGCAGACGATGTTGTCGATGTTCGCCGGGTGCGGCCGATCGGCGAGGAAGTCCTGCACGGCGAAGCCCAGCACCTCGTCGCCGGGATGGCGATCGACCAGGTCGGTGCCGATGCACGACAGCCCAGCTGCCACCATGGTCTTCGGGATCGTGCCGCTGCCGCACGCCGGGTCCCACGACAGGCCGGAGAACCGCTCGGTGCGCATCAGCGCGACCGTGGCTTCCGGCGGGTCGACGTAGAAGTCGTTCGAGGCGCGCTTCATGGTGCCCATGACGTCACCGAATCGGGGGGGGGGTGGCTTCATGGCTGCCTCTGCAGCTCGGCGATGGCGATGCGTGCGTCGCGCCGGTGATAGTCGCGGTTCGTGCGGAGGTTCGAGACGATGATGTCGGCGTGCCACTGGTCGGGCCGAACCGCCCGAATCTCGCGGTTCAGGGCCAGCCACCCAGCGGCGCAAATGCGGATTTCAGCAAGTAGCGCCATACGGCGGGCCTGCGTGGCGCCGTTGAGCGCCGCCGGGATCGGGAACAGCGCGAGCTGCATCAGGCAGACCTCGCGCGCTCGATGGCGTGCCCGCCCCACTGGTCGGCCATCGCCGCAGCGACGCCCGGGAAGAACCGGCTGCGGTGCCTCCACCGATCCGGCGACGGCGGCATGCGATGCACGCGCTGCTCGCGGCCGGCGACGATGTTGGTCGGCTTCAGCGGCGGCAGGCCCTTCAGCCAGAAGCACGTCCGCTTCGTCTCGCCGTGGCCGTACTCCCACGGTTGGATCGACTGCGCGGGCGGCTGGTAGTTCTGGATCAGCGCCTTGGCGTGGCGGTGCATCACCGGGTTCTCGACCGCGATCCGGTCGATCGGCGCGTTCCAGCAGGCGCTGAACAGCGCGGCGCCCTCGACCAGCTCGGCCTGCATCTGCTCGGCCGTCTTGCCCGGCGGTGGCACCGACAGCCACCGGACGCCGCTGTTGCAGAGCCGGGTGCAGGGCGGGTGCATCACCGCCAGCAGGTCCCAGCCGTCGTCCAGCAGCTCGCGCACGTCGCACTGGATATGGCGGTTCGAGCGGTCCTCGGCCGGCAGGACGTCGCACGACCAGGCGTCGTGTCCCCGGTCGAGGAAGGCCCGTCGCACGATGCCGCTAGTCTCGCAGCCGATCAGCACCCGCATCACGCCGCCCCCACCGGCTGCAGCCGGCTCCGCAGTACCGCCAGCTCGGCCTCGAGCTGGGCCACACGGGCAGCAAGCGACGGGCGGGCTTCCTTCGGCACAGGCGGCCCGTCCATGCCCCTCCGCGCCCAGCAGCGGCCCGGGTGCACGGCGTTGCGACCGCAACGGCAGAGATCGCCGCCAGCACCGGCCGTGGTGGTATCGAGCGGGCCGCGCGCTACCTCGGCTTCCGGCGGGGTCGCGAGCGCCCCTGCATCAGCGTGCAGGCCTTTAAGCCCGCCGCCGCTCGATCTCGTGTTCCTTGCCGGCCGCTCGATGGTGGCCAGCAGCGCCGGCGCCGGCTGCTCAAGGCGGCGTTCGCGGGCGGCGATCGCCCTTACCTCCTCCTCGGTGCGCAGCGTGCCGCCGACCCGGATCAGCGCGCCCTCGCGACTGACGGGCATCTTGCGGCGCAGGTACTCGACGTCGGGCAGGAGGTCGCCATAGAGATCGCGGGCGAGACGCGCCTGTTCGGCTTCGCGCTCCGCCCGGCGCTGGGCGTCGGTCAGCGGCTTGTGGGAGTGCGGCGATCGCACCTTGCCGCCGTAGACCGTGGCCGGCTTCGACTTCGTGCGCAGCGGCCAGCCATACTGCGCCGCCAGCTGGTTGACCCAATTCGCGGCCTTGCCGTAGCGGCGGCCGATCTCCTTGTTGCTGAGCTCGCCGGCGGCGTAGAGCGCCCGGACTTCCTCGCGCAGCTCGGCGGTCAGGCGAGGTTTCGGGAAGCCCATCAGGCGGCCCTCGGCTTCGGCCAGATCAGGTCGAACGCCCAGATCCCGACGGCGCCGGCATCGGCCTGGTGATCGTCGGCGACCTTCCAGCCCATGTCGTTCATCGCCGCGGCGACCATGTCTTCCTTTTTCGCGTTCGCCCGGCCGGTCAGCGCGATCTTCGCCGACTGCACCGGGCACTCGCGGTAGGGAAAGTCCATGCGGCCCGCCCAGGCGTAGGCGATGCCGACCAGGCCGTAGAGCAGCTCCAGCTTGTCGACCGTGTCGCGCGGCGTGATGATCGGCCGCTCCCAGGCCATGCTGTCGAACCCGTGCAGCGCCTGGGCGTCCTCGAGGAAGCCGAGGAACGCCGACATCAGCGCGGCCTTGTCCTTGCCCGCCAGCCGGACCGTGCCGAACAGCGGCGGCCGGCCGCGCTCGAGCACGGCGTGGCCGACGTTGCTGGACAGGTCGAGGGCGAGCAGCTTGGGCATCAGTGGGCGGTCGCCGCCGGACCCATGTTGCGGGCGGTCGCGGCCTCGGCGTTACGCCAGCCGCGCTGCCAGTCGACGTGCTGCTCGGTGCCGGGGTCGAACGGGTTGTTGTCCTCGGGCTCGTTGTTGCCGTAGGCGTGCTGGCCCTGCAGCTCGGGGTCCATGCCCGTGCCGTTCGCCGACTCGCCCTCGGCCGGGAACAGGTTCCACTGCGTGCCGAGCGGCGCGCCCATGATGCGGAGGTAGCGGCCGACGTTGCGCTGCTCGCTGACGACCTCGCCGCTGCTGCGCTCGGCGATCTTGAACGCCAGCTTCAGCGCGTCGACGTCGACGCCGTCGTTCTTCGCGACCTTGTAGCGGTTGCGCAGGACGCCCTGCAGCTCGGCGGCGCGATCGCGGGCCTCGCGCCAGTTCGCCTCGGCCGCCTTGATCAGGTTGACGTGCATGCCGACGGTCTCGTCGGTCACCTCGCCGGAGTTCTTCTTCTTCGCGTTCTCGGCCGCGGCGGCCTTCGCCAGTGTCTCGATCGCCTCCCTGTTGGCGTCTGGTCCGGCGAAGTCGGCGGCGTTCTCGGCTCTGCGGCTGCGGGTCTTTCTGGCCATGTCGGGGCTCCTGTCACAGGTCGTTGCGGAAGCGGTCGAAGTCGGCGCGGAAACGGCCGTCGGTGTAGAGGTCGAAGCCGAGCCGGTGCAGGAACCGGACGTAGGCGAGCGCGCCGTTGTTCATCGTCCCTCCGTGGGCAGTGCCTGGCGGATCGCGGCGCGCAGCCGATCGGCGCTTGCCTTCGTGTCCTGGTAGGCCGCCAGCACGCAGACCCGGCAGACGGTCAGCGTCAGGAAGCCGAGCCGGTAGCGCCAGACGAACAGGTCCGGCTCGATGTCGGGGCCGATTCCGCGCCAGTCGTGCAGGGAGACTTCGATCGAACCGCTCACTTGCCCTCGCTGATCAGCGCGCGCTTCAGCGCCGCAATGGTCTCGGCGGATCGGGCAAGATCTCCCCTGCCCGCTGCCTCGAGCAGCCGCGCGCACAGCTCGTCGTCATTGAGCATCGCGACCGTGTGCTTCCAGGCGGGGCCGTTCTCGCCGGCCAGCCAGTTCTCCGCGGTTCTCGTCGAGACCCCGCCGGCGCGGCGCGCCAGCATCTTCGCGCCGAAGCCGCGCAGCTTGGCGGCCAGCGTCTCGTTCACGTCGTAGGTCGACAGGGTGGCGGCGTTCACGAGCCGTACTCCGCGAACTTTTCGGGGCACCGGGCTCCCGGATTTTTCCATGTGACGTCTCCATGCTGGTGGGCATGGAAAGACTCGGTTCGATCGCGGCTCGGATGGCTGCCAGGCTCAAGACGAGCCGCGATCAACACTCCTTTGAAATTCACCAAGTGCCGCCGGCCCCCGCCGGTGCACGAGCGAGGCCGACCGCACCGCCCCACGCTGCGGCCGGCCTCGCGTCCCCTCGGATCGAGATCCTGTCGTGGCACACGGCGCGCGATACCGGCACGACGGTCGCGCTGTCGCTGTTCCTCGAGGTCGACGGCCGCGGCCTGGACGTGATCCTGCGCGAGGCAATCCCGGTCGACGCCGCCGATCCGCGCCAGGCGAGCCGCGTGGCACTGGCGCGAGCCGCCCTCGCCCTTCGCAAGCTGGCGGCGCTCGGGATCGAGTGAACGGGCGCCGGTCATGGTCAGGTGGCCCGGCCCAGCACGATGGCGCGCGCGATTGCGATGGTCTCGACGGCGTTGGTCGACGCCACGCCCAGGACGTGCGCCACCATCAGCTCGCGCGTCGGCTGGTCGTCGATCGCCTCGAGGTGCACGGCCTCGGCGGTCTTGAAGTGCTGGAACACGGTGCGCACCGAGCAGTCGGCACGGTCGGCGATGGCAACCACCGGCGGCCGGAAGTCACCAGCACACATGAGCTCGCGGCACGCCGTGAGCACGGCCGCGCGGGCGCGCTGGCCCCGCATGCTGCGGCCGTCGGCGGGCGCGGCGAGCGTTTCCATCAGGCGGCCGTCCGGCGGGGCTGGCGGCGCGCCGCGCGACGAGCCTTGGCGCGGCCGGCGGCAATGAAGGCTCGGACCTCGTCCAACTTGCGGACCGTGATCTCGCCGCCCTCGCGGATTCGCCGGACGAACTTCCCGTCCTTCGCGACCGCCTGAGAGAAGGCGGCCTCGGACATGGAACAATCACGACAAAAGGCTTCGATTTCTGCGACAAGCGAGCGGAGCGTGGACATGCCCCACCGTAAACGGGACCTATCCCGCCGGTCAAGGGGACTGTTCCCGCTTACTCACAAGGCATGAGCGTGGGACATTCCCGCTATGAACGACTGGTTGAAAACTGAGCTCCGGCGCGTGATCGAGGAGAAGGGTCTCGACGCCAAGAGCTGGAGCATCGCCGCCGGGCAATCGGCGACCTACGTGCGCGACATCCTGCGCGGCAGGTCCAGGAAGCCGGCGGCCGACGGCCTGCGCAAGCTCGCAGAGGCCGCAGGGTACGATGCCGGACACTTCGTGCGGTCCGAGAACGCCGATGCAACCGACGGCAGAGAAACTTTTTCATCGAACGTGCAGCGATCAATTGACGCGCCCGCGCTTCCTGTGATCCGATCACTGAATAGTGATGTGCCTCTGTACGGCACGGCTATGGGGGGCTCGGGGAATGGGGATTTCGAGATGAACGGGGCCGTAATTGGCTACGTTCCACGCTTGCCCGGCATAGAAGGCCGGCGGGATGTCTTCGCGTTGAACGTGGTCGGCGACTCGATGTCGCCCTGGCGCAGGCCGAATGGCCTGATCTACGTCGAAGAAAAGCGGGCCGCATCGGTCGGCGACCATGTCGTCGTCGAGCTGGTCGCGGAAGACGGGTCGCCGGTGCGGCCGGCGCTCGTGAAGCAGCTGCTGTCGGTGTCTGGGTCGAAGATCAAGCTCGGCCAGTACAATCCGAAGGCGGTGATTGAGATCGACCGGCGCCGTGTGCACCGGATCTACCGCGTCCTCGAGTGGGACGATCTTCTGAAGGGCGCGCTGTAGTCGGCTACCTCGTCGCCAGGTAGACTACAACCACCGCGACAACCAGGACAATGCCGGGGAAGACCACGGCGAAGCCGCCACCGCGGGCTGCGCCGGCCGCGGCTGGCTGCCTGGGCGCCATGCCGATCGCGATCAGCAGGCCGACCAGCGGCAGCAGGAAGCCGAGCAGAAAGTAGCCGAAGAACGAGCGGTTCTTCGAGCTGGCGATGGCGCCCGCGCCGATGGCGGCACCCAGCCACGCGAACAGTCCGACGAACTCCATGGGCGATCCCTCCCCTTCCGGCGTCAGTATAGACCAGCCCTGTGGACTGTCCCGGAGGGATTAGTCCCTTGACAGCGGGACTGCTCCCATCACATCATCCCGCCCGTTCCCGGCCCGACCGCCGGTGACCGGCGCGGAGCCGACCTCCGCACCATCGCGAAAGCCGGGCCGGCCAGCCCCACAACCAGCCGGCCTGGCGAGCGAGCGGGGGACCACCATGCAAGCCCTGAATCCGGGGAGCCGCATCGTTCACAGCATGTACGGCCGCGGCCGTCTTTGCCTGATCGACGCCACCAACCAGCACGCCTTCGTGCAGATCGACGACGAGCCCGGCCGCCGCCGCGTTCGCCTGCGCGACCTGCTGCCCGAGCCCGACCGGATGCCGCCGAACAGCGCCCCGCCGCTCCCGCCGATCCGGTCGCCGTACCGGCTACTGGTGGTGCGCTGATGCTGACGGTTCGCGACCACGTCCTGCAGTCGAACTACCCGATCAACGACCGCGGCTGGGCGCTCGTCCCGATGCGGAACGGCGGCGTCGCCCGCATCATCACGGCGCACGGCGACGACCCGCTGCCGCTGCTCGGGCTCAGCCCGCACGGCACGCACCTGGCGTGGTCGGCGGAGGGCGCGTTCCTCGGGAACGGCAAGCTCTCCGAGTTGGACCTGCTGCCGCCGGTCGCCAGGCCCGCGACAGCCGACGACCTCGGAATCGCCGCGTGACCGGGCGCGCTGGCCTCCTGATCGCCGCCGCCGGGTTGGCCACCTTCCTCGCCTTCGCGAAGAAGGCCGGCGCGGTCGAGTACGAGATCGTCGCCGAGCGGTCGAGCGGCGCCCTGCTCCGCGAGGACCAGCCGAACAGCCGTCGGATGCGCGGCAACGGCGAGGAACCCTTCGTCAGCCGCGAGGACTGCATGCAGGCGATCCGTGGCGTGCAGCTGGACGCGAAGTTGCGGCCGCAATCCGGGTGGCGGCTGCGCTGCCGGCCGGTCGACGTGCCGATCGAGCGCGTGGTCGTCCGATGAACCGCCTCCGCACGACCCCACAGGAAGCTGCTCGCCTGGTCGGCCACGACCAGCCCAAGCCCCGCGCCTACAGCGCCGACCGCGCCATGCCCGGCTGGATGCCCGCCGCGACCCTTGCCGACGTCGAGCGGTGGGCGGGCGTGACCGACCGCGCCGCCTTCTGGCGGCCATTCATCGAAGCCGATCGGCATGCCGACGGCCTGCTCGAGCTCAAGCGCCGGGTCGAGGAACGCTCGGCCGCAACCGGAGGAAGCACATGCACAACCGCCTGATCGTCGCCGCCGCCCTCGTCCTCGCCCTACCCGCCTGCGCCGGTCGCGCGCCGGCTCCCGTGCCGGTCGTCCAGCCCGCTGACAAGGCGCTCGACTGCCCGCAGATCGCCGCCGAGGTCGCGGCGAACGACAGCAAGATCCGCGAACTGGGCCGCGAGGAGGGCGCGAAGGTCGCGCAGAACGTCGCCGCCGGCGTCGCGGGCCTGTTCATCTGGCCCCTCTGGTTCGCCATGGACTTCCAAGGCGCGGCCGGCAAGGAGGTCGCGGCGCTCCAGCAGCGCCAGAGCTACCTTGCCACGCTCGCGGCCGAGCGGCGGTGCGGCCAGTGATCGGCACCGAGAAGGAAGCCCGCGACGGCTGGTGGTGCCCGGAGGCGCGCGTGATCGCCACCGCGACGGAGGTCACGCGCATGGGCGAGGAACCGCACCTTGTCGGCGCCGCCGTCAACCGCGACTGGTACGAAGAAACCACCCGCTGCCGGGCGTCGGGTTGCGCGATGTGGCGCTGGTACGGCGTCATCAGCGAGGGCGGCGAGGTGTATCGCTACGGGGACGACGACAGAGCCAGCCCGCCGTCGCGCGGCGAAGGCTACGAGCGTGTCGGCTACTGCGGCCTCGCGGGTGCCCCGTGACCGGCGCCGAACTCAACAAGCTCCGCTGGGCGCTCCGGCTTCTCATAGGCGGGCGCACCAATGACGCCCGCGAGGAGCTCGAGGAGCTGTACCGGAACGCCGTCCAGCCGACGCCGGGCCTCTTGTCGCTCCGCGGTCCCTGCGCGCCGGCAGCGCCCGAGCTCGAGGTGATCGAGAGGTCGCGCGCTTGAACACCCGGCGCACCGACCCCGACTCGCTGCGCTGCATCGTCTGCCACGAGCGGTTCTACAGCTGGGCCGAGGTCACCGATCACGAGGCCCAGCACCACCGCCAGAATCGTCAACCCGAACCGACCGAGAAGGAAACAGCCCATGCAGATCAGTGAACCCGGCCTTTACCCGGACGTGCCCGAGGCCGACTACCACGCCGACCCGGTGGTGACGCCGTCGCTGTCGTCCTCGATCCTGAAGACGCTGGTCAGCCGGTCGCCGCGCCACGCCTGGTACGATCACCCGCGGCTGAACACTGCGATCGCCGACGAGCCGGAGAAGCCGAGCCGCGCCATGAACATCGGCACGGCGGCGCACAAGCTGATCCTCGGCCGAGGGCGCGACATCGTCGAGATCGCGGCCGACGACTTCCGCAGCAAGGCGGCCCAGCAGGCGCGCGACGCTGCGCTGGCCGCCGGCCACGTCCCGGTGCTGGCCACCGACATGGCCTCCGTGAAGCAGCTCGCCGAGGCGGCGCGCGAAGGGATCGACGGCACCGAGCTCGCGGGCGTCTTCGACGAGGGGCTGGCCGAGGTCACCGCCGTGTGCCGCGACCCGTTCGGCAACTGGCGGCGCATCCGGGTCGACTGGCTGCCGGCCGCGTCCATGAGGGGCGGCCACATCCTCGCGGTCGACGTGAAGACCACCGGGAGCAGCGCGGCGCCGGAGGACTGGCAGCGCACCGCGTTCGACATGGGCTACGACATCCAGGCGGCGTTCTACAGCCAGGTCCTGACCGCGGTGCTGCCGGACGTCCGGTCGGTGACGTTCAAGTTCCTGACGATCGAGCAGGCCCCGCCGTTCGGCGTGTCGGTGCACGAGTTCTCGGGGCAGGCTCACTTCGAGGCCGTCGAGCTGGTCGAGCTCGGGTCGCGGATGTGGGCGACCTGCATGCAGCGCGGCGTGTGGCCGGGCTACACGACCGAGACCACCCACATGGACCCGCCGAAGTGGCGGACCGAGCGCGCCGAGATCCGCAAGCTGGCGATGTTCCGCCGCCTGGAGGCGTGGCAGGCCCCGCTCGAGGTCGATGCCAAGCGGCAGGCGGCGGAGTAGCACCATGCCCGACACTCTCCCGAGCTTCTCGTTCCAGCCGGCCCGGCGGCAGGGCGTCGGCCTGTTCGTCGGCGTGGCCGGCGGCACCGGCAGCGGCAAGACCTTTTCGGCGCTGCGGATCGCCCGCGGCATCGCAGGCCCGAACGGCAAGATCGCCGCGATCGACACCGAGGCGCGGCGGATGTCGCACTACTCCGACCGCTTCAAGTTCGACGTCGCCGACCTGGCGCCGCCGTTCCGGCCGGAGCGTTTCGCCCAGGCCGCCGAGGCTGCCGAGAAGGCCGGTTACGCCGTGCTGGTGATCGACAGCATGACGCACGAGTGGGCGGGCGAAGGTGGCGTCCTGGACTGGCACGACCAGCTGAAGGGCGACGACGAGCGCCAGAACATGCGGGCGTGGATCAAGCCGAAGACCGCGCACAAGGCGATGATCGGGTCCTTCCTGCAGCGCCGCATCCCGCTGGTCTTCTGCTTCCGGGCCGAGGAGAAGGTCAAGGTCGGCGCCGGCGGCAAGCCCGAGCCGCAGGGCTGGATGCCGATCGGCGACCCGCGCTTCATGTTCGAGCTGACCACCATGCTGACGCTGTCGAACGAGGCGCCCGGGCTGGTGTCTTACAAGCTGCCACGGAAGATCCAGGAGCAGCACCTCGCGATGTTCCCGGACGGCAAGCCGATCACCGAGCAGGCCGGCGAGCAGCTGGCTGCCTGGGCGCGCGGTGACGAGCCCGTCGACAAGGCCGTCGAGATCGCCGACCAGCTGGTCAAGCTGGCAGCCGATGCGGCGACCGAGGACGCCCTCCTGAACTGCCACGCGGGCGAGAAGGAGGCGAAGCAGATGGCCGCCCTGAAGTCGCGGCGGCCCGAGCTCTACAAGCGGGTGAACGACGCCGTCGAGGCGCGGCGGGCGGCGCTGCAGGGCCAGGCCGACGGTGCATCGCGATGAACTCCACCATCGCGGCGATATGCGTCATCCTCGTGGCCCTGTTGCTCGCCAAGGCCTGCGAGTCTGTTCGCCCAGGGCTCGACTGCCGAGTGCTGATCGGCGGCTGGCATCCGGACGTGCCGGCGCGGATTGCCGAGAAGTGCCGGCCATGAACATCGCCACCTTCCGCCCCGCCTCGCTGCAGGCACAGCTCGCCGAACTGAAGCGCGAGCGGTCCATGCGCGCGAAGGTCTACCCGCACTTGATCGCCAGCGGGAAGCTGGACCGCAACACCGCCGACTACCAGACGCGCGGGCTCGACGGCGCGATCGTCACGCTGGAGCGGCTGGTCGCGGCCGAGCTGCGCGGGGAGCCGGGCCGGAAGGAGCTGGTCGACCTGCTCCGCGACGTGCGCCGCCAGGCGCGTGGCGAGGACGTGCCCGACCTGCAGCAGCGTCTCGACGCCGTTCTGACGAGGATTCCAGAATGACCTACCCCTACCCGCCGATTTCCGCCGCCCTGTCGGCCCGGCTGAAGGCTATAGCCCTCACGGCCGAGGCGATCGCTGCCTCGGCCCGCCGGGTTGGCACTGTGTACGACGGTGCCTGGCTCGAACATGCGAGGGCACAGCACAAGGTGCTGGGCGAGATGCTGGCTGTCGCCGAGAAGGGCGGTGCCGAATGACCGACGCCACCCGATACCCGTTGTCGTGGCCCCTGGGCTGGCCCCGCACGCCGGACGGCAGCCGGAAGCCGACCCGTTTCACCGGCACCAGCTATGGCACCTACTCGAGCGGCGGCAGTTATCGCCGCTCTCGCGAACTGACGATCGCCGAGGCTCGCAACCGACTCGACGGCGAACTCGAGCGGCTGGGCGCGCGCGACGTACTGCTGTCGACGAACGTCGAACTGACGACCTACGGCGAGCCTCGCAGCGGCCGGCGCCCGCCGCAGGACCCGGGCGTCGCGGTCTACTTCCGGCTGAACGGCAAGGACCGCGTGCTGGCCTGCGACCGCTGGACGTCGGTGGCCGGGAACATCGCGGCGATCGCGGCCCACGTCGAGTGCATCCGGGGCATCGACCGCTACGGCGTCGGCACGCTCGACCAGGCGTTCGCGGGCTATGACGCCTTGCCGCCGCCGGGACCAGCGAAGCGGTCGTGGCGTGATGTCTTAGGGCTGGCCGATCAAGTCACGCCGATCACCCGCGAGAAGATCAGCGACGCCTATCGCTTCAAGGCGCAGACGGCGCACCCGGACCGCGGCGGCAGCCACGACGCGATGGCCGAGCTGAACGAGGCGCGCGAGCAGGCACTGAAGGAGATCGGCTGATGGCCAGCGCCGACGCCGCCCACCTCCGCGCCCAGAAGCGCGCCAGCACCGACCCCGAGCGGCTCGAGCGCATGGCGCGCAGAGAGGAGACGAAGGCGATGACCGACGAACAGAAGGAAGCGGTGGAGTGGTTGAAGGAAAAGGCGGACGTTCGCGTTTACGCCCGCACCATCCTCGCCATGCTGGCCGAGCCGAGGCTGCCGAGGCCGGAGGATGTGCCGGATGAAGTGCTGGACAAAATGAGCGACGCCTACAGTCGAAGCGATATGGCCGGGAACCTTAGCCGCGACATGATGCGCGCCGCCCTCAAGGTTCACCGCGACCACTACACCGCGCCGCGCGTCAAGGATATGTGGCGCGTTTCCTACGTCGATAAGTGGGGCAAGCTGCACGAGCACCACTTCGACACGCTGGAAATTGCGACGCCGAACTATTTGGCGAGCGCCAACAACGTGCACTACCGCGACGCCAAGTTGTCCGGCCCGCACCAGCAGGAGGTCCCCGATGACGCGCGCTGACCGCCGCCGCTCTCCGCGCCATCGCACAGGAGGCCCGCAATGACTGACACCACGACAGACGCGCTGGTGGAGCGGTTGCGCGACCTGCTCTGCAAGGCAACGCCGGGGCCGTGGCAGGCCACATACGAAGAAGGGACCAAGCTGCGCGATGAACACGGCGACCTGATCGGATGGTTGTCCCACACCCATCTTCGGGGCCGACGTCCGAGCAACGAGGTCAACGCCAACGCCGCCCTGATCGCGGAACTCCGCAACGCCGCGCCCGCCCTGCTCGACACCATCGCCGCGCTGAAGGCTGAGAACGAACGGCTCAAGGAGCGGCTGGAAATCAACCACGCCTATCAGGTCGTGGACGGAAAAATGCAGCGTGTCGAGGCCGACATGTCTGACTATGACGGCATCTACTGCCGCGACGAGACAATCCGCTTGCAGAAGCGAGAACTCGACGCGCAGGCCGCCCGGATCGCCGCGCTGGAGCGCAGCGCAGCTTTCCACCGCGATGCCGCAGACCAACAGGATATTGCGCTGGCTGCAAAGCAAGAGCGGATCGTCGCGCTGGAGGGCGCGCGCACCACGGCCATTAAAATGCTGGAGGACGACCTGCCGGGGCTGGCGTTGCAGGAACTTCTCGACGCGGGAGGGACCAATGGCTGACGACGCCGAGCAGCTGCGGGCGCAGATCCCGAGCAGCACCGACCCCGACCGCCTCGAGCGAATGGCGCGCGAGGAAGAACAGCGCGAAGGCAAGACGTGCCCTCGGTGCTTCGGGCTAGGCGGACATGCCGAGACGTGCCGGAGGTGCCTCGGGACGGGGCGCGTCGCACAGGAGCCGACCAATGGCTGATCGCGTCGACGCCTATCCGCCGCGCGGCCTGTCCCGCGACGAGGCCGCCCGCTACATCGGCATCGGCCCAACCCTGTTCGACGAGCTGGTGCAGGCCGGCCGGATGCCCCGACCCGTCCGCATCGGCAAGCGCGTGATCTGGGACCGGCTGAAGATCGACGCCGCCTTCGCCGATCTCGGCGCCGACGACCGGGAGAACCAGGTCGACCGTGCCTTGCGGTTGGTCCCAGCGGGACGGTAGCGTCCCCACCCATGACCGACATCCCCTTCGTCTCCTCCTACAAGGACCGGCACGGCCGCCTGCGGTGGCGCTACAGGCGCAAGGGCGTCTCGGTCGCCCTCCCGGGCCAGCCGGGCGACGAGGCCTTCCAGCGGGCCTATGAGGCCGCCCAGCAGGGCCGTCCGAAGCGGGCCGAGGTTGTCCGCCATCCCAACCACGCCCGGCCCCAGACGCTGAAGGCGGCGTGGCGCCACTACGCCCAGCACGACGCCGACTTCCGGCGGCTGCGGTCCACCACCCGCGACCAGTACATCGCCCGGGCCGAGCGCCTGCTGGCGATGCGGGTTGCCGACGGCGATCCCCTGACCTGGGCCGACGTCCCCCTGCCTGACCTCCGGCGCCGCCATGTGAAGGCGCTGCTGTCGCGGATGTCGGATCGGCCGCACGCCGGGGCGGACGCCCTGATCGTGCTGCGCAAGATGATCATGGTCGGCCTCGACCTTGAGTGGATACAGCACGACCCGACCCACATGCTGCGATACCGGCCGACGATCGAGGGGCACCGGGCATGGACCGATGGCGAGCGCGCCCAGTTCGAGGCCCGCTACCCGATCGGCACGATGCAGCGGACGATCTACGCCCTCGCCCTCTACACCGGCCAGCGCCGGTCGGACCTCGTGCGGATCTCGTGGCGCGACGTCGCCGGCGATCGCCTGGCGCTGACCCAGCAGAAGACCGGCAAGCGGCTGGTGCTGCCGATCCTGCCGATGCTGCGGGAGGCGCTCGACGGCGCGCCGCGGCACGGCGAGCTGGTGACGGCCACCGAGGACGGCCAGCCGCGCTCCGCCGAGGGCCTGACGAACGACTGGGCGCGCTGGTGCCGATCGGCGAAGCTGTCGGGCACCACGCTGCACGGCCTGCGGAAGACGCTGGGCAAGCTGCTCGCGGAGACCGGGGCGACCACGCGCGAGCTGATGGACGTGCTGGGCCACGACGCCATCGCGCACGCCGAGCTCTACAGCCGGGCGGCCGACCAGGAAGCGATGGCGAAGGCTGGGCTGGAGAAGGTCGAGTCTCGCCTCCGGGTTGTGGCTGGCGAACCTCGTGGCGAACCTTCTGGCGCACCTAGGCCTAAGTCATTGAAGCCATTGAGGCGTGTCAAATGATCATGTTGCCCCGCAATCGAGGCGCGGCAACGACTTAGCGAAAGGTTCGCCAGCGGTTGATCCCGCTGCGTTCCGCCGGAAGTGGCGAACCGATTCAACCGGCGGGCGGTGGCGACCGGACACGAAAAAGCGCCCGCCCCGGGGTCACCGAGGCGGGCGTTCAAGTTTAGGGAGGAAACGCCCTCGTCGGGCACTCGACGTCGGAAGGGCCGACCGCCGAGATCGTGGGCCGCCGGGTGGCGGCCGATCTCTACTGCTTCCGGGCCAGCGCCTCGACCAGGCTGGTCTTCTGCGCGCTGCCGGCCGAGCTGCCGACCCAGTAGCCGACCACTGCGGAGAACGCCGCGCCCAGCCAACCGAGCATGATGTCGGCGAGGCGCTGCGAGCCCTCGGGGATCTCGCGGGTCACGACCAGGTAGAGCATGGCAAAGAAGCCGGCGGTCACGATCACGCTGATGATCGGGGCGCCCCACGAGATCGCCGAGCCGACCTTCGCCAGGTCGACGGTCTGCTGCCGGGCGCTGGCGACGTCGGCCAGCTGGGCCAGCACCTCCTCGTGCTGCCGCTGGCGTTCCTCGCTCTCGGCGCGGATCAGCGCCTCCTTCAGCCGGAGCGCCAGCTCGGGGTTCTGCGACAAGACGTCGGCCGGGTCGCCGTCGAGGCCGGTGGTCTGCTTGATGATGCCGGCGACCTGGTCGACAGCCTTGCCGGTCTTGTCGCCCAGCACCCAGCTGGCGACGGTCGGCGCAAGGTTGAGGAGCAGCGGGATCAGGAAGGCGGGCATGGTCGGTTCCCTCGGTTGATGGCCTAGCGGGCGCCGTCGAGCGCCACGTTGAAGGCCTTGGCGATCTCGGCGATCTGGGCGGCGCAGTCGGTGCCGTTGATGATGCGGCGGGCGCCGACCCAGTCGCACGCCACCGGGTTGAAGTAGCGGGACAGGCCGACGCCGGTGAACATCCCCCGCTCCATGCCCTCCATGAGGATGACGGCGGCGACGTCGGGATCGAGCGCGAGGTCGGGGTTCTCGACCAGGTCGGCGCCGACCACCTTGCTCATGCGGTGGTAGTTCGTCCGGCCGGTCAGCTGGACGTAGCCGCGCCCGTGGAACCGCACGCCGTCGCCGGCCGCGATGTTGCCGAGCGCCCGGGCGACTTCGGGCCGCTCGCCGTCGCGGTCGTACATGCGGAAGAAGTAGGCGTCGCCGCCGTGCTCGCCGATCGGCTGCATGGTGTGCGCCGTCTCGTGCTTCGTGGTGGCGAGCATGTAGGCCAGCTGGCGCAGGTCCGGGTTGGTCCGGCGCTCCCAGGCGTCGAGGATCGAGTTCAGGCCGTCGACCTGACCCTGCGTCAGGGAGCCGCCGAACGCGCCGGCGCGCGCGGCCGGAAAGAACCGGTCACGGTTGATCATGGTGGTGCCTCTGGTCGGTCTAGGGGTTGGTCGTCTTGCTCGCCCCGCCCCGCGTCAGGGCCTCGAGCCGGTCGGCCACGCGGTCGAGCTGGCGGACGACCCGCTCGGCCTCCACGCGGGTGGCGCGCTGCTCGGCCCGCATCTCGGCGATGGCGCCCTTGATGGCCTCCAGCGCCTCGGCGGTCTTGTCGTCGCGGATCTCGCCCTTATCGACCCGCTGGGCGAGCGCCCGGAAGTCGCCCTGCAGGCTGCCCCATGTGAGCGCAAGCGCGGCGATCCCGGTGATGATCGTCAGGACGTTGCCGAGGGATACCCGCCCCTCGAACCTTGCCGCCGCGCGCTCGTCGCTCATGGGCCGCTACTCCCAACCTGTGGAGGGGTCGATCGCCGCCAGCGCCTCGAGGTCACCGGCGGCGGCGGCGGCCAGGACGGCGTCCTTCAGCGAGCGGGCGTTCAGGGTGAGCGCCGTAACGTGGAGCTGGGCGGCCTTGGCGAACTCCCAGAACTCGGCCGCGGTGAAGCTGGGCCGGGTGTTGTCGATGGCGATCCAGCCGGAGACCTCATCGTTCCACTGGTCGGCGCCGTCGATGCAGGCTCGGGCGAAGACGGCCCGCGAGACAATCCGGCCGACGCTGCGGTCATCGATCGCGAACCGCTTGCCGCCGAACTCGACGCCGGCCGTCGTGTGCTGGGCCAACTGCGCGGCGATCTGGGCCAGCTTGGCGCGGACGGTGTCGTCGAGCACCAGCTCGGGCGCGTCGGCGGCGAGGTACTCTTGGCCGTCGCGTTGCGCCGTGGCGAACCGACCGACGATCCGCCGTGCACCGTCCCGGTCAACGAACGCGCCCATTTATGCGTCCCTCCCGCGACGGTCGGTCCAGCCCATCAGCTTGACGTTCACCTGCCCGTCGGTCGTGTTGATGCGCCGGCCGATCTGGCCGGAGGTGTTCGTGTGGATCGTCCGCACCTCGAAGACCGCGCTTTGCGTGGCCGCGCTCGGCACCGAGCCGTGGTTCAGCGTGCCGCTCGGCGCAGTGTCCGTCTCGTCCAGCGAGGTCAGGAGCGCCGTGCAGCCCGAGCCGCCGCCGGCCGTCACCGACACCATGAGGTGCGGGTTCACGACGACGCCCGTCGGAACGCCCAGGGAGAGGCTCCCGCGCGAGGTGCTGCCAGGCACTGCCGAGTAGTCGAGTGGCGTCTCCAGCCGGAACTCGTCGCCGTTCTGGATCGCCTTGATCCACTTGCCCGAGCCATCGGTGCGAGCGCCGAACAGTCGCCGCGCCAGGGTGTAGCCGCTCGGCATGGTCGGCGCGGTCGCGCTGGTCGAGATCAGCACATCTTGCACGCCCGTCGCGACGTTCTCGATCAAGTGGAAATGGTAGGAGGTCGAGTTCGCGATGGTGCCGGTATCGAGGCCGCCGTTGCCCGTCCCCGCCGACCATGCGCCGGTCGTCTTCGACATGCTCGACGCCAGCTTGATGATCTTCGCGCCGGTCGAGTCGGCCGCCTCGCCCGCCGACACCGTGGCGGTGGTCGAGCTCCCGGCCGTCGAGAACTCCAGGCCGAAGAGGTAGCCCTTCGGCACGCCCAGCGCCGGCGTGTTGCGGAACACGGTCCGCCACTGGGTGCCGTCGCTGATCAACAGCGTGTTGCAGTTGCCCGGCAGGGCGACGTTCGTGCCGCCGGCCGTCGCGTCGATCGCGTCGCTGGCCGCCGGGTCGAGGATCAGCGGGTAGGACGCGCTGAGCCCCCAGACCTCGATGTTGAAGCCCATCGGCACGTCCGCGATCGCCGGCAGGGTGACCGTGCGCGCCGCCGCCGACGTGTCGAACGAGTACCGGCCACCGGCGTGCGCCGCGGTGACGTTGAGGCCCGATGTCCCGGTCGCCGTCCAGGGCTTCCGGCCGGCCGGGGCGAACATGCTGTTCGTGGCGTCCCAGCGACCCTCGAGGGCCTCCGACCACGGCACCGACATGACGTAGACCGTGCCGTCGCCCGACGCCCAGTCGATGATCGATCCGGTGCTGCTGTCGGTCACGTTGCGGCTGATCTGGTCCGGCGTGCCTGTCGTCAGCGTGCCGTAGCCGTACTCCCAGACGGTCCCGTCTGCGTTCTCGGCGTAGTAGGCAACCTGGGCGCCGGTCGAGAACTGCGACCGCCAGGTCTGCCACGAGCCGGTGCCGGTCGTGTTCAGCTGGTACGCGCCGGTGCCGACGCTGGTGATGGCCTGCAGGGTCTTGTTGGCGAACATGGTCGGGCGCTCCTAGAGGACTTCGCGGAGGTTGAGGTCGACCGACCACATCTCGCCGCTGGCATCGAACAGCGGCGGCGTCTGGTGACGCTGCTGCCCGGCGAAGACGGCCTGCATGCTGTGGCGGTGAAAATGGGTCGTGGCGGCCGGGTCGAGCAGGCAGGCGACGTCGCCCCACATGCCGCGCAGCCGCTGGATCTCGGCGATGCCGGCCAGGACCTCGGTCCGGTTGGCGGCGCTGATCTGCAGCTGGAACAGCCGCGGCGCCGTGGTGGCGCGGCGATCGGTGAAGGTGTTGCCGTAGTCGGTCGCGATCTGGACGTCGCGCTGGTCGTAGGCGAGCGGCGTGCCGGCGAGGTCGAAGTTCAGGCTGGGCTGCCAGTAGGCGCCCAGCATGAGGCGGCCGGCCTCGACGTAGCCGTCAGGGTTCGTGCCGTCGGCGATGTCGATGCGCCAGTAGCGCAGCGCGGTGACGTTCGACCAGGACAGCCAGGACAGGTAGTGCGGCCAGGACTCGTCCGAGGGCTTCCCGCTCGACGGCCAGGCCGACAGGGCGGTGGTGTCGACGGTCGGCGAGCTCGTCACCGGATAGGTCGCTTTCCCGCGCACCCGGATCGTGGCCGACGCCGTGAGGTTGTGGCCGATCAGCGCGAAGCCGGTGGCCGCGCAGCCGGCGGCGCCGAAGTCCAGCTCGAGGTAGGGCGAGGTGGCCGCGTCCGAGCGCCACTTCCGCTTCGGCTGCATGTTCTGCAGGTTCGAGGCCGGCAGCGACGCCAGCTCGGACGATGCCGCCAGCGTGGCGGCGTCCGACTTGCCCGGCGACAGGATCAGCACGTTCGACATGGGCTACCGCCACAGCTTGAGAATGGGCTTGCCGTTGGCGTTCACGGCCACGCCGAAGCACCACGCCTTCGTGAGCGCGCCCAGGCCCAGGCGGTTCGCGTTGGCGATCGCCACCACCCGACCGACGACCGGCGCGAAGGGGTCCATCACGACCGGCAGCTCGAAGACCTCGCGGACCTGGCCGAACAGCCGGCGCTGGCGGTCGGCCTCCAGCTGGGCGTCGGCCTCGGCCGCGAACCCGCCGTCGATCTGCACGACCGGCGAGCTCGGGTAGGACGACTGCACCCACAGGCTGTTCGACGTCGCCAGCTGGCCCTGCGCCTGCAGGATCGCCGCGTCGGACTGGCTCACCACGCCCGCGATCTGCGTCACCGACAGCGGCGTGTAATTGCGCTGCCAGCCCATTAGCGTGGACCGGCGCGGCGGCTGCCAGTTCGTCATGCTCGGCGCGTCGACCCGCACGTCGGCGCCGTTGTCGCCGTCGAAGTCGAGGGTGAGCGATGCCGCCGCCAGCGCCGGGTCCTCGACCTGCCCGATCGCCAGCCGGCCGTCGAGGCCGATCGACCACCAGCCGCAGCAGCCGACCATGAGTTCCGACAGCGCCTCGGCCTTCGTGATCTCGGCGTCCCAGTAGCGGCCGACGGTGGCGGGCTGCCACTGGTCGAGCACCGAGAACGTCGCGCCGTCGAGATCCTGCGGGTCGCGCAGCCGGATGTTGCCCCGGCCGGTCGCGATGCGGCGCGCGATCTGCGCCCGGGTCTCCGGGTAGGTCAGGCCGTTGCGGCTGTCGTTGTCGCCGCGCACGTCGGCGGTGATGGCGTAGACCGGCGCCGAGCCCAGCCGGAACAGGCCGAGCGCCTTGCAGGTCGCGTAGTGGCCGGATGCCACCGTGGCCGCCGCCAGCTCGGCATAGGTCGCGTAGTCGCTGCCGGGCGTCAGGTCGTTGCCGCCGTCCTTCACGGCGTCGATCGCCAGCACCGACGTGCACGAGACCTGGTAGATCAGGCCGGTGGCGTTGATCTGCACCGGGGGGATGTTGAACACTTCGCCGAAGGCGATCGGTTTGATCCGCCCCTTCAGGGTGGCGTCGCCGTCGGCGCCGCCGGTGCCGCCGTACCGCTCGCCGTGGAGCTCGGCCTGGCTCAGCTGCCAGGATAGGTCGCGCAGCAGGATCTCCTTGCGGCGCAGGTCGAAGCGGATGCCGGCCGCCGACAGCTTGGCGACGGTGCTGTAGGTCGAGAAATAGGCGTCCGGCTCGCCGCGGCGGATCTCGATCGGCGCGCCGTCCCAGCCTAGCGTCCGCAGGTCGTCCAGTTCGCCGTCCGGGTCGGTGAGCTCAAGGATGCCGAGCGTGCCGCCGCCGCTGCCCCAGGTCGGCCCCTCGGCGACGAACAGCGCCAGCTCGTAATTGAAGGCCCCGCTCAGCTTGCCCGGCACCCACTGCGCTGCGGGCTCGTCGTCGTTCGCCGTCGAGCGCGCGGCGTTGCCGGTGGCGGCCGGGTAGATCGTGGCCGTCGTGCCCTGCAGCGTGGTCGCCCGCGGCGTGCGGCGCGGCACGCCACCGAAGGGGAACGGCGGGCCGGGCAGGTCGAGCTCGAGCGCGGCGTCGAACGGGGTCGCCACCAGCAGGTAAGCCTTGCCCTCGTGCGCACCGAGCTGCTGGGCGTCGACGCCCGCCTCGAGCAGGAACGCCCGGGGCTCGTCGCGCGGGACAGCGCCGAACGGCCACGGCGGCGCCGTCCTGAGATAGACCGAAGTGGCCACGGGCTACCGCCGCGCCATCTGGGCGGTGAGCGCCGCAATCTGCTCGCGCAGGGCCCGCATCTCCTCGCGGTCGTTGGCCGCCGACCGGATCAGTTCGTTGATCTGGGCCGACTGCGCGCCGGCATCGCCGCCGATCGCCTTGGACTGCTGGGCGACCAGGTCGCTGCGGATCTGTTCGGCCAGCGCGGCGTACTCGGCCGACGACCCGAAGTAGCTTCGGCTGGCGTTCGCGTAGGCCTCGGCCACGCCGCCGAGGTTGCCGGCGGCCGTCGGGTCGCCCGCCTGCGCCTGCGCCAGCGTCGCCATGTAGCTGGCGCGAGTGCCGCCGTAGGTCTGCGTCGGCGTGGCGTTCGCGAGGTCGCCGTAGGTCAGCCGGTCGATCAGGTCCTGGTAGAGGCCGACCGACTTCTCGGCGTACTGCGCCTTGAGGTCGAGTTCCTTCTTCAGCCAATACTCGGTGATCTTGTTGATGTCGACGTAGACCCCGCCGACCTTGTCACGGATGTACTCGGCCGAGGCGATCGAGTCGTTCTTCTGGTCCTCGAGGGCGCGCAGCTGCACCGCCAGCGGGTCGAGCATGCCGTCGATGAAGTCCTGCGCGTAACGGAACTTCTGCTTGTTGTACTCGGCCGCGATCGGGTCGCCCGACAGGCCGTAGCCGCCGGCCGTCGCAGCCATCTCGCCGAACTGGTCGCCCAGCTTGATCAGGGCGTCCTTCGCCGTCGCCGCCGACTGGCCCAGCTTGTCGTAGGCGTTGACGAAGTCGATCAGGTCCTGGACGGCCTTCGCGGTATTCGGCTGGCTGTTGGCGACGGCGGTCTGCAGCGCCGGCGAGGCGCCCGTGACGCCGCCGCGCAGCACGTTGGCGCGGAACATCGCCGCGACCAGCAGGTCGGCCGCCTGCTCGGGCGTGCGGCTGCTGTCGTTGTAGGTCAGGCGCTCGTAGCCGCCCGGCGTGTGCAGGCCGACCTGCGTGTAGGGCGACTGCTGCCACTGGCCACCGCTCCAGACGCTGTTCATGCCGGAGGCGATGTCGCCACCGATCAGCATGCCCGGGACGCCGGTCAGGCCCGCGCGCTTGAACAGGCCCATGACGCTGCCGCCGATCGACGACGCCGCGCCACCCATGCCCTTGCCGCCGTTCAGCTGGTTCTCGGCGTAGCTGAAGCCCATGCCGGCCGGGTTGATCACGCCGGCGCCGTAATCCAGCGGCGGCATCGGCGGGATCTTCTCGCCTTCGCCGAACAGGCTAGGCAGGAGGCCGCCCAGCATGCCGATGATCGGGCCGGCGATCTGGCCGACGCCCGGGATCAGGCTGACGCCGGCGCCGACAAGCGAGGCGATGCCGCCGATGGTCTTCGCGGTGTTCCCCTTGGCCGTCGCCAGCTGGTAGATGCCCATGCCGGCGCCGGCGGCGGCGCCGAGGCCCTGCCCCCAGGTCGTTCCGCTGAGCCCGAGGCCGCCGGTCGTGTTCGGCGCCGGGCCAAAGGCTCCGGCCGGCACGTTCGAGATCCCCGACCACGAGCCGCCGATCGGCGAGTTCAGCCAGGACCCGATGTTGCCCAGCCAGCCGCTGCTGCTGCCGCCGCCGGTGCTGCCGAACAGGCCGCCACCGAACAGGCTGCCGCCGCCCATGCCACCCAGGCCGCCGATGCTGCCGCCACCGCCGCCGGAGGACGGGTAGCCGAGCGCCGTGGCGGTGCCGGGCGAGACCAGGCCGACCGAGCCGAGGCCCTGCATCGCCACGCTGATCACCGGCCGGATGGTCGCCAGCGCCAGCAGCTCGGCCGCGGCGCGGCGCGCCATCTTGATGAAGATCTGGCCGAACTCCTCGGCCGAGAACTTGCCGTTCTCGAGCAGCTGCTCCCACATGTCGGCGCCCGTGCGCTGGATCGACTCCAGCGCCGACTTCAGAGGCGCGGTCCACAGCTCGTTCGCCTTCTTGATTTCCTCGCCCTGCGCCTTCAGCCGCTCGTTCTGCTCGATCGCGGAGTAGCGCCGCTCGATGGCCTCGCGCTCCTTGGCGTTGGTCTCGTCGAGGCCCTTCGAAAGGATCTCCTGGCGGGTCTTGATGATCGCGAGCTCGCGGGCGCGGACCTCGGCCGAGGCGTTCACCAGCTGGTTCTCGGCCTCCAGCAGCTCGTTCGCCTTCTCGAGGTCGGCGGTGCCGAGGTTGAAGTCCTTCAGCGCCTTGCCCTTGTCGGCCGCCGCCATCAGCTTCTCGAGCTCGGCCGTCAGCGCCGCCACGCCGGCGGTGTTCTGGTCGGCGGTCTTGCCGTAGGCGTCCTGGGCGGCCTTCAGCGCCTTGAAGTGGGTCTCGAGGTCGGCCACGGCGCGGGCGCCGCGCTCGGAGGCCTCGGCCAGCGCGGTCTGCGTATCGGCGTCCAGCCGCGCGCCGCGCATCGCCTTCGCGATCGCATCCGCTTCGCTGCCGCCGGCGCCCTTCACGGCCGAGGTCGAGGCACCGGGCGCGTAGACGCCGGCCAGCTTGCCGACGCGGGCGTTCGCCTCGTCGCCCTCCATGCCGGCCTGCCGGTTGATCAGCGCCTGCCGCGCCATCGCCTCGCGGCGCGCCGCCAGCACGCCCGCCATGCTGCCGGCCGCGGCGTCACCGGCCGCGCCGATCTGCCCGGTGTAGTCGCCGAAGCTGGCGCCGCCACCCGACATGCGGCCGAGGCTCACCGAGCCGCCACCGATGCCGAGGAACTGGCCCAGCGGCGAGTTGGACAGGCCGGACAAAATCTTGTTGAGGCCAGCCTCGACCGCCTCGATCGCCTTGTTCAGCGCGTCGGTGAACAGCTTGCCCAGCTGGTCCGGCATGGCGCGGAACGCCTCGAGGAACATCGCCGACGCCCGCGCGCCGGCCATCGCCACGGCCTCGGACAGGCCCTGCGCCCACTCGTTCAGGCCGTCAGCCTGGCGCTTCAGCCACGCCTCGGCGCCGGCGCCGGTCTCGGTCGCCCACTTGTTGAAGCCCTCGCGGGCCTCGTCGAGCGCAGCGGCCACCTCGGCCATCTGCGCCCGCCACTTCACCCGGTTGGCCTCCATCTTGTCCGACAGCTTGTCGAGCCGCGCGATCGTGTCGCCCGAGATCATCGCGCCCGCCCGCTCGGCGGCGGCAGCCATGTTGTCGGCGCCCTTCGCGATCTCGCCCAGCATGGGCAGCATGCGCGTGCCGGCCTTGCCGAAGAAGTCGACGGCGGCGGCGGACCGCTTGGCCGGGTCCTCGATCGAGACGATCGCCGCGGCGACGTCCTGCATCAGGGCTTCCGTCGGGCGCAATTTGCCCTGAAAGTCGAGGTTCTTCACGCCGAGCGCGTTCAGCGCCTCGACCATGTCCTTCGAACCGTCGGCCGCCTCGCCCATCTTCTGGCTGAACTTCGACAGCGCCGTCTCGAGCTGCTCGGCCTTCACGCCGTACTGGCCGGCCTGGTACTGCAGGCCCTGCAGCGCGCGGGCGTTCGTGCCCAGCTGCTCGGCCAGCTCGTCGAGGCCGGCCGCGGCTTCGAAGGCCTGCCGGCCCATCTCGATCAGGCGCGAGCCGAGCTCGGCGACCTGCAGGGCGATCTGCGCCTTCAGGAAGCCGCCGACGCGCCCGAGCCCAGCCTCCATGCGCTCGAGGGCGGTCTTCGACTGGTCGAGAGACCGCTCCATCCGCGCCAGCGCGTCGGTCGCCCGGCGCGAGCCGTCGATCGCCGCCGACGAGTCGACGACGATGCGGATGATCTTGGTCTCGTCGGCCATCGGATCACCTTCGCTGGGGTCGGGACCGTTGCTGGGCCTGCTTTGCCGAGGCCTTCGCCCGGTCGGCTTCGCGCCGCGCCGTGGCCTCGATCAGGGCGTGATCGAGCTGCTCGACGATCTCGCAAAAGTCCTCGAGCCCCTCGCCCCGGTAGCCGAGGCGCTCGCCCTCGGACCGGATGTCCGGCCGGGGGATCGGGAGCGGGAGGAGGATGCCCGGGCCCATGCCGCCGCCGATCGGCAGGCGCGGGCGGTAGGGGTCGAGGTGCTGAAAGGCCGCCCAGACCGGCACGACCTCGGGAGACAGCGCCGGGCGAGAGAGGAGCCGCTCGACGGCCCATTCCTCGCCCTTGTCGGCGTGGGCTCGCCAGTCCGGGATCAGCGCCTCGTTCTCGATGTCCCAGCGGATCAGGCTTTTCCCTGGTCGACCGCGATCTGGATGCGCTCGCCGCGGAACATCTTGGTGTCGTGCACCACGTTGCCGATCGCCTCGAAGGCGTCGTCGGCCAGCCGCAGGAAGGCGGCGCAGGCGTCTGGGCTGAACGGCACCTCGACATCGTTGCTCGTCACGCCGGACCAGCCGACCACCAGGCAGTCGGCGTAGACGCGCGACAGGTAGGACCGCTGCCGCTCGGGCGTGGCGCGGGCGGCCGTCAGGCGCCGAAGCTCGCTGTGGATCTGCTCGGAGCGCGCCCGCCAGCGCGGGTTCGCGTCGCTCGCGGCCAGCACGGTCAGCGTGATGCCGCCCGGCAGGCCGATCTCGGTGCCCTTCTCGCCCTCGATCTCGCGGTTGCGCTGCAGCGCCTCGATGTTGTCGAAGGTGTACTTCACGTCGTTCATGGTTTCCTCGGGTCGGGAGGGGTGGGGGCCAGCACCGACCTGCTGGCCCCCGGGGGACGCGGTGCCTTACGGCGCCGCTAGGTGGCCGAAGCCACCGTGGCGAGTCCCTTGGCCACCCAGTCGTCGCCGGTGTGGCCTTCGGGAATGTCGGACTCGTCGACGACCTGGCCGCGGCCGAAGGCGACCTTCGCCTCGGCCTTGCCGTCCTGCGCGGGCAGGAAGACGTGGAAGTTGGCCTCGATCAGGTACTTCATCGCGTCACGCGACGTTGCGATTCCAGACGATCGCCGCGGCGTCGCTGGAGTCGTACATGGCCTCGAAGTTCAGCGTGACCATGTGGGTGCCGGTGGCGCCCGGGTCGTCGACGTCGGGATTGCTCACGACGCAGTTCGACAGGACCAGCTGGTCCTTGTAGTTCGCCTCCGAGCCGATCGTGAGGTCGAGCGTCAGCGCGCCGGTCGGCGTGACGAACGTCGAGTAATCGGCCAGCGCGGAGAAGTAGAACGTGACCGAGCCGGTCACCGAGAACAGGCCCAGCCCGATCGCGTGCGGGTCGACCGAGCCCCAGGCGTGCTGCGGGGACAGGCTGTTGCTGATGTTCAGGTTCAGCGCGGTCACCTTCGGGGTGGTCAGGCCGAACAGGTCGTTCACCGTGATGTCGGCCGGGGTCACCGGCGCGTAGCCCGGCGTGGGCGCGGCGTAGGTGGAGCTGGCGATCGCCGTCGTGGCGGTGCTCTCGCTGAGCGCCTGCAGGCCGAAGACCATCTGGCCCGGCTCGCCGTTGCGCAGCGCGATCGACAGCGAGTCGACCATGCAGCCCAGCGTGCGGCGGTAGGGGTCCGTGGCGCCGCCTTCGAACTTCTCCTCGAGGGTGAAGAACTTCTTCGTCGAGCCGTTCTTCAGGACGTCGGTCGACCAGGCGCCGCACAGCGCCGACTCGAGCAGGATGTCGGTCGCCGCGTCGCGCGAGAACGGGATCTCGATCGAGCGGCCGAAGCTGGCGAGGTTCTTGTAGAAGTTCGCCATCGCACGGTCGGGCCGGCGCTCCGGCGAGCGGGAGGCGCCACGCTGCGCGCCGCCGGAGACGCGGGTGTCGCGGAGCAGCTTGAAGGCGGGCGAGCTGGGCGTGGTGCCCTGGGTGACCTCGGCGATCACCGCCGACTGTTTGTTCGCAGAGTCCATTTTGCGGTGCTCCTAGGTTTGGGACATGAAAAAGCCGCCCGGATGGGCGGCGGTCGGTCGGTGTCAGGGTCGGCGGTCAGCCGACGTTGAAGATCTCGTAGCCCAGCGCCAGCGACTCGACCCACATGCCGGCCTCGTCCTGCCCGCCGCCCATAGGCGCGGTGTCGGTGATGCGGCACTGCAGCGAGCCGACGGCAAACCGGCGCATGCGAAAGCGGCTGCGCACGGTGGCGAGGTAGCCCTCGGCGAGGTCGCGCACCGTCGTGCCGGCGCGCAGGCGGGTCACGGCGCGGATCGTTACCTGCCCCTGCTCGAGGTGGAGGTTCGCGCCGGGGGCGCCGAACGTGTACTGGGCCTCCGTGGCGCCCGGAAACTCGATCTCAAAGTGGCCCTGCGCCGAGCTCGCGGCGTCGGCGGCCGGCGGGGCCGGCTGCTCGGTGGTGTTCTGCACGTCCTTCACCGTCCAGGGGATCGCCGGCGTGATCGCCAGCACGGTGGTGAGCTCGCTGCGGAAGGCGTCGCGGAGGGGGTCACCGGCCATGTGCGCCTCAATTCGGTAGGCCGCTCGGCCGCTTGAAGAACTGGATCGCCGGGTAGACCTGGTCGCGCAGCACCCGCTTCGCGCTCTTGCTGCCGCCCGACTTGCCCCAGACCTTCAGGCCGGTGTCCAGCTTCACGTATTTGAAGTCGAAGAACATGCTCTTGCCGTACCGCTGCACCAGGGCGCGGACGACGGGCTGGTAGACGCCCGCCTTCGCCTGCTTGCTCAGCGCCTTGCGCGCGCCGCGGCCGGTCTTCTTGTTCGCCCTCGCCGCCTCGATCTTGCGGGCGTAGGGCTGCGGGTTGACGATCTGCACCCGGTCGATCGGCCCGGCCCGGCGCAGCGCCTGCCAGATGTTGCCCTCGATCTCCTGCCCGTTCAGCAGCACCGCGTGGGACTGCGCGTAGCGGCCGGTCAGCACGGGGCTGCGCTTCTGCAGCTCCGTCAGCGCCCAGCGCACGGCGTCGGCCAGCGCGGTGTTCGCGATGAACTCGATCTTGCCGAAGGGCTTCACCAGCCCGTAGTCGCGCCGCGGCATGCCGTCGGTGACGACCACCGGCGCGGCGTCGAAGCCCCGCTTGACCTCCTGTCGCAGCGCCTCCTCGGCGGTGCGGATCGTGGCCGCCTTCACCCACTCGCCGATCGACTTGCCGTCCAGCGGGCGGCCGATGTTCTCGACCGTGATGCCCACTAGCCCATGACCTCCAGCTCGTAGAGCGCGACCGCGCCGCCATCGCCGAGCGGCCGCACGTCGACGATCGCGCGCACCCGCCCGCCGACCGTCAGGGTGTCGGTGGTCGTGGGCACCTTGCTTGCCCAGGCCGAGGCGTCGAGCTCGGCGGTGCCGATCTTTACCCGGAACCGCTGCTGTTCGGCCGAGCCGCCGGTCTCCTCGGTGGTCCCGATCAGCCGCTTGCCCATCACCGCAATCGACGTGTGCGAGGCACGCGCCAGCGTCATGGTCTCGCCGTGCTCGGCCAGCACCGCGGCGACCGTCTCGGCGAGCGTCACGCCCCTACCCTGCGGTACGGCGCCAGCGCGCCCTCGACCTGCGCCAGCAGCCCGGACTTGCCCATGCTGTCACCGCCGCCGACCGAGTAGGTCGCCTGGTAGACGTCTGGGACCGAGAACGACCGCAGGTTCGGGTCGCGACCGGAAGCCATGTACTGCGACTTCGCCTGCTCGATCGCCGCGCGCTGGATGTCGGCCGGCAGGTCGTCTGGCAGCCCGTAGCCGCCGACGTAGGAGACCGTGATGGCCGCGGCGTCCGACCACCAGATGCGGTCGCCGTCGCTCAGCCGCCAGAGCTGGCCGGTCGCCTCGTCGAGCTCGTAGTCGTCGGTGGTCAGTTCGGTGCCGGCCTCGATCACCTCGAGGACTTCGACCACCGGGCAGCGCGACAGCCGCAGCACCTCGCCGCGGGGCGACCGGAAGTGGTCGGTCACGTCCTCCTCGGCCAGCACCCGGTCGAGGAAGCGGTCGATCAGCCCGGAGGCCTGCAGGATGGCAGCCTCCATGCGGGCGGTCTGCTCGTCGGTCGGCGTGACGCCCATCTCGTCGAAGACCGTCGTGGCCTCGACCAGCGCGCGGCTCGTCGCGGCGTTGTCGACGACGGTGCGGTAAGGCTGCGCGGCCATGGCTACCGGCCGATCGCGGCCAGCACGCGGGCGAAGTCGCCCTGCACCCTGCTGCCGTCTGCGTTCTCGATCGTCACCATGCCCGTCTCGTCCAGGTCGATGCTGGCCACCGGCGGGCCCGGCGGGCCACGGTCGCCCTTGACCGAGTCGCCCTTCTCGCCCGGTCGGCCGGGTTTGCCGCGCATGGCCAGCAGCTGCCAGCCATCGCCCGGGCACGGGCCGGGATCGTCGCGGCGCGCCACGAAGGCCCCGCCGTCCAGCGCCACGATGTCGAGGCGCGCGTAGGTCTCGTCCGGCGACCAGGTGGCGCGGGGGTTCAGCGAGCGGCCATCGGCGCCGTCGCGCCCGGCTGCCACGATGCAGGTCCAGTCCTCGTGCGGCGGCGCCTTGCCGGTGTCGCGGGCCGCCTGCCACACGCCGCCGGCCAACGTCACGACCTCGGCCTCGCGATAAACCCGGTCCTGCCACTCGGCCACGCGGGGCAGCTTGCCGGGTGCGCCCTCGGCGCCACGCTCGCCGGCCGCGCCGGGTTCGCCGCGCTCGCCCTGCGGGCCGATCGGCCCCGGCTCGCCGCGCTCGCCCCGCGGGCCGAGCTCGCCGGCCGGACCCTGTTCGCCAGGGGCTCCATCCTTCACCTCAGCCAGCCGGGCCTCGATCTTGGCGCGCAGTTCGGCCTCGAGCTCGACGACGCGGGCACGCAGGCCGGCGACCGTCTCCCGCGCCTGCGCCTCGATCACCTCGCGCTCGCGGCGCCACTCGCGGCGCAGGTCGGCGATGACCTGGCCCAGCGCCTCGCGCAGCGAATCAGGCAGCTGCACGGCGGTCGAACTCGTCGGCGGCGTTGAGGAGCGACCGAGCGGAGAAATCGACGGCGCGGGGTTCGCTGTCATTTGGGCCCTCGGCTTCTGGATTGTGGGGAGGCTCGGGCGCGGCGGGCGCGGCGGGCGGCGGCGGCGCGGCCGGCGGGGTGGGCTCCATCTCCGCGCCGTAGCTCAGCGGGACGACCTGCTGCTGGACACGCGGCTCGGCGCCGACGCCGCCCGGGACCGCCGGCAGGTCTTCCTCGGCGCGGGCCTCGTCGGGGCTGTAGATGCCGCTGAGAACGCCGCGGGCGAGGCCCTCGATCCGGTCCTTGAAGGCCGAGCGCATCAGCGCGCGGGTGTCCAGCTCGAGGTACTCGTCCGGCATGCCCTTCAGGTCGAACAGAAGCCCAAAGGCTTCTTCGATATGGTTCAACGCGAAGCCGAGGCCGCGGGCCTTCCAGGACGCCATCAGCGCCTCGGTGCTGGCGAACGGCGTTCCGCCGATTCCCAGCACCTGCAGCGGCATCTGGAACGCCAGCGCGACGTCCTCCTGGCTGATCTTCAGAAGATCGGCCAGCTGGTTGTCGTTGGCGTTCGTGATCACCGGCTTCGCCTTCAGGCCCCAGGCGAGGATCGGCGTGCCGCCGGCATTTTCGCCCTGCGTCTGCTCGTTCCAGCTCGCCCGGAGATCCCGGACCTGGTCGCGGGTCAGCTGCGCCTCGGTCTCCAGCATGAACGAGGGCCGCGCCTGGTTGAGGTAGAACGTGACCTGCTGGCTCATGGCCGCGCCGGCGAGCGCGAGCGACAGCTGGTTCGCCAGCAGCGGCGAGACCCCTTTTAGCGGGTGCGTCGGGGTGTGCAGGCGGACGTGCAGGACGTCGCGGGCCGGGATGGCGCGGGACAGATCGAAGCGGCGCTCGGCGACGTCGTTGCCGTAGAGCGCGTAGAAGATCTCGCCGGTCGACGACACGCCGGCGCGGCCGTTGCGCATCAGGTGCAGCTCGGCGATCTCGAAGCGGTCGTTCCTGACGGCATAGGCGAACGCCTCGCCGTCCGAGTACAGCCGGCGGGTCAGGTTGAGCAGGAAGTCCGAGAGGCTCTGGTAGTCGTTCGGCCGCCGCAGCACGCGGCTCAGCGCCGACGTGGTCACCCGCTCGCGCCCGCCATTCGGCAGCTTGCGCCAGTGGTCGCCGGGGCACATGGCGATCGTCTGGCTGTATGCGCCGACGCAGGCCTCCACGATCGCCGAGTTGCTGGTGTAGCTCTCGGGCGAGTAGCCGAGCTGCCACCAGTTCGTGAAACGGCCGGCCGTCGCCGACAGCCAGCCGTCGTTCAGGAGATACGGGCCCGGGCGATAGGCGCCCTCGGCGGCGCGCTTCCGCCAGGGCAGCAGGGCGCGCAGGGAGGGCAGCTTCATCAGTCGGCCTTGGCGGCGCGCGTGCGGTAGCCGCGGCCGGTCGCGGCCGGCTTCAGCTCGCGGTTGGCGCCGGCGGCCTGCAGGTCGTCGGCCGACATGGCGCGGCTGCTGGGAACGTCGCCGCGCATCGCCACCGGCGTGCCGCTCTTGTGGACCAGGCGGCCGGAAGCGTCGGGGGCGCAGTCGTCCGGGTTCGCCGGCTGGCCGTTTTCGAGGACGTACCAGGTGGTGTGCATGCTGCCTCCGGGAAGTAGGTGACGGGGAGCGCGAACGCTCCCCGCCAAGATCACAGGCCCTTGCCGTCGTCGACGAGGATGTTGAACGCGCCGGACTTCACGTTGCCGCCCTGGGCGACCACGATCTTGACGCGATCGCGGCTGACCGCGACGCGGTCCTGCACGGCGGTGCCGCCGGCGGCGTAGAGCGCGGCCACGCCGGCCGTGCTGTGCGTGGCCTGGCGCGGCGCCTTGACCGCGGCGGCGTTGACGTTGGACTCGGTCCAGATCGTCTCGCCGGTCGCCTCGGCGGTGATCGTGAAGTCGACGCCGTCGGCGAAGTCGGTCTTCACGTACTGGATCGAGTGGATGTAGCCCGACAGGTAGGGCGTGTAGGCCGTGGCGTCGCCACTGGCGTCGGTGGTCACAGCCACCCGGAAACGACGGAGACCCATGAGGGCACCTCTTGTGTTGAAGATGACGAAATAGAGGGCGCCGAAGCGCCCTCTGTGGGGTTCATGGTCGGATGGCTACGCTCAGTAGCTGGTGCCGTTGATCCACTGCACCATGCCGCTGCGGCGCATCTTCCAGCTGACGTCCATCAGCATGCGGACGCCGATGCTGGCGGTCTGCCACAGCGAGCGCACCGGGTCGGCCGTGGTCGGGCCGGTGCCGCTCACGATCTCGAGCGGCGTGGTGTCCTCCATGTGGATGGTCGCCTGCTCGCTGACGTCGAACTCCGGCATGTCGCCGAGCGCGGTCGCCAGGTCGGAGTTGCGGATCGCGATCAGGCGCGCCGCGGTGGCGTTGGTCGACTCGACGATCGTGACCCGCTTGCGGATCTCGTCGAACCAGCCGGGGTTGCCGACCGGGCCGGCCATCAGCGAGATCGCGAGACCCTGGGCCGGGTTCATGATCACGGTGATGTTGTCGGCCCCGTTCGCCGAGATGAACGGTGCCAGCAGCGCCTTGAAGTCCTCGATCACCGCCTGGTAGTCACCGCCGGCGTAGCCGGTGGCCGCCGCCGAGACGCCGTTCAGGAGTCCGGCCGGACGGGCCGAGTCTGCCGCCGTCGCGTCCAGGACCAGCGGGTCGAGCGTCGACCCGGTGTCCTCGAGGATGGCCTGGCGCACCAGCGCCTCGATCGCCGGCGTGCTGCGCTTGGCCAGCTCGCGGGAGAACGGGACGACGATGCCCAGCTTCTTCGCCGTCATGGTCGTGGCGGCCGTGGTGATGCGACCGACCTTGATCGGCGATCCCTCGGCGACGAAGCCACCGCCGGCGCCGCCGGCGGTGCGGCTCGGCATGGAGGCGGTGCCCACGCCGTCGAACGACAGGCGGATGCCGCGGTCGCGCAGCGCCGGGTACACCGAGTAGGGCTGCAGGGCCTGCAGGAAGTCGGCGTAGGCCGTCTGCACCAGCTCCGAGGCCCAGCCCGACACCGTCGTGGTGCCGATCGTCTGGTCGGCGCGGGTGAACACCGCCGTCGCCTCGTGGCCCGGGTACCGCTCCTGCAGCACCTGGTCGATCGGCTTCTTCGCGAAGTGCGAGACGCCGCGGACCAGCGCCGCGCGGGTGATCAGGTCGAAGCCGTTGATGCCCTTCAGCGGGCTGCCGAGCGGGGCCCGGGCGATCGCCGGGGCGCCGCCGGTCTCGCGCTCGATCTCGGTGCCGAGCTTGGCCTCCGAGGCCTTGAGCACGTTCACGGTGCGCTCGGCGAGGCCGATGTCGTTCGTGGCCTGCTCGATCGCGTCGAGGTCGAGGTCGTCGGCCGCGTTCAGCTCGGCGAGCTTGTCGCGCTTCAGGTTCAGTTCGTTCTGCGCATCCACGATGCGCTGGGACAGGGTCTTCTTCATGGCCTTGGGCCTTTCGGTCTGGGGAGGGTTCGCGGCGGTCTTGCCGGCGTTGCTCACGGTCGCGCGGGCTTCATTGGCGGACTCGCCGAAGACCATGGACAGTGTTTCGGGGGAGAGGTTCAGCGCCCGGGCCTTCGCCAGCGCGTTGGAGTTCGAGCCGACCGAGACCACCGAGGTCTCCAGCAGCTCCTGCTCGATGAAGTCGAACTGGTCCTTGCCGGCGACGCCGTACTTCAAGACCGAGAAGCCGACCGACGTCGCGCGCAGGATGCCCTGCTCGACCAGGCTGATGATCTCGTCGATGCGGGCCGACGTGCCCTTGGCCGCCAGCTTCAACGTGGCCACCAGCTTGTCGCCCTCGACGCGGATGTTCTCCCAGGATCCGATCGGGAAGCGGCCGTCGTGGCCGAACAGCGCGATCGGGTTCTTCTTGAAGTTCCGCAGGTCCCAGCCCTTCGGGTTGATCCGGGTTCCGTGGCGATCGAGACTGCCGTCCGAGAGGACGAAGTCGAGGCCCTCGCCGTCCGAGACCGACGTGCGGTGCATGGTCTTCATGGTGGTCTCCGTGGTCAGCCGAGCATCGCCGCGACGTCGAGCTGCGCGGCGGCCTGCGGGTTCAGCGACATGAAGGTGACGGCGTCGAACAGCGCCATGACAGGGTCGATCTTCGCGTCCCCGGCGTTCTGCTTCGTGGCCCGGATCGCCGTGGCCGTGGGCTCGATCTTCAGGTTCCCGACGCACCACGACATCAGCTTCGACGGCGCGTGCCGGAGCGTGCCGTTCGCCAGCTTGCGCTCCGCGGTCTTGATCGCGTTCATCATCGCGTAGCCCTGGGGAGCGCCCTTCAGCAGGCCGCCCTCGGCCGTCACGCCGATCTCTGCCAGCGCGTCGGCGAACTCACCGAGACCGGCCGGGTCGACCGCGACGCCGCCCAGCAGCCCGCGGTCCTTGATGGTCGCGATGATCTCGACGATTGCCGAGATGTCGTCGAGCTCGTCGTCGACGATCGTCAGCTCGCCGGCCGCCCGAAAATCCTGCAGTAGGCTCGCGATCGACTTGCGCCGCTCGAGCACGCCCTGGTGGCACCACGCATGCGACCAGGACAGCCAGTTTTTCGTCTGCCGGTCGCGGCCCAGCACCGTCAGGCCGAACAGGTCGTCGAGGCCGCCGCCGTCGATCCCGGGGATCACCACCTCGCTGCGGTCCAGCAGGCTGTCGAGGGTGATGGTCCGGTCCTCGGTCCGCTGCCAGAACTCGGCGCCGGGCCAGCGGTCGTTGCGCAGGCCGATGCCGATCTCGATGTTCAGGTGCTTGGCGAGGAAGATCGCCATGGAGTTCGGCCCGCCGATGCGCGCCTTCGCCAGTTCGTCGCTCAGGAACTCCGCGTCGACCGATCGGCCGATGTTCGGGTTCGTGACGTAGAAGTTCCGCGGCTCGAGGTAGGCCTTCGACTCCACCATGGCCGGCGGGAATTCGTACAGGACCGGCAGGCACTTGCGGTCGTCGATCTCGCCGTCCCGCACCGACCGGAAGTAGTCCAGCTTCGACTTGAAGACACCCGCCGGCGGGTTGTCCGACTGGGTCGAGAGGTAGATCACGAAGCCCTCCTGGCGGGAGGCCATGCCGCCCAGGGCCTCGCGCAGCATCGCCTCGGCGTTCGGCCGCTTGCCAAACTCCCAGAGCTCCTCGATCAGGATGAACGCAGCCTTCTTGCCGCTCACGGTCGCCGTGTCGGCGGCCACGACCTTCAGCACGGCGCCGGTGATCCGGTGCTTGATCTGCCGCCAACTGTCCTGGATGTGCAGCAGCGCCGTCAGTTCGGGGTCGGCCCGCACCATCGCAGCGGCCGGCTCGAAGGAATTCTTCGCCACCTCCACACGCGGCGCCAAGATCAGCAGCTCGGCGTTGTGGCGCCAGTTCACGATCAGCGCCGTCAGCATGATCGCCGCGGCGATCGTCGACTTCGTGTTCTTCTTGCTGATCAACAGGAAGAACTCCCGGATCAGCCGCCGTGCCCGCGCCGCATCGTAGGCGCCGAAGATGGCCCGCACGAAGTCGAAGACCCACTCGTCGGCCGATTCGCCGAAGGTCGGCTGGCCGGCCACGTCGACGACGCGCAGCGACTTGAAGACCGCCAGCGCCTCCTGCGCCTGGTCGGGGAACAGCGGCTCGAAGGGGATCAGCGACCGCCGCTGGACGATGCGCTCGACCCAGTCCGGGCAGGCCGTCGACCAAGTCAGTGGGTTTTCTCTGGCCCCGGCCTCACGGCGTAGATGCCGCCCACCTTCGCCGCCGCCTCCTGCAGTTCCTCGCGCTTGTTCACCCGTCCCGGCTTGCGCTCCGGCTCCTGCACCTGGCCGCGCTGCTCGATCTGGGCCGCGGCTCGCGCCGCGTCGAACCGTTCGTGAAGCCATTTGCCCGCCGATGCGTTGCCCTTCTTCGCCGCCGCATCCATGGCCTCGATCAGCTCGAGCCGCTTCGTATCCGCCCCGAACTCGATTTCCTCGGCGAAATACTGCTCGAGGGTCGGCCGCGAGATCCCGATCTGCCGGGCGATCCGGTCATTCGACCAGCCGTCTGCCTTGCACAGCTTGACCCGCTCCCGTTGCTTCGCGGTCGGCTTGAAGCGGGGCCGGGCCATGGGAACTCCGTTTTTTGACAAGAAACCCACACCGGCCGCGCTGAAATCCCGGCAGTGCGTTTTTTTTGCGCGTGAGA